ACAAGACCTAATCCAATCTCCTTGCCAAGCCCTACACTCTCACACCAACTAATTGTCGTGTTTGGTAATGCTTGTAACTCTGTAAGAGTTTCCATTGGAATAAACTGTTCATTGTATAATTCTATCATTATGTTTTGAACAGATGGTTCATCTAGGTTAATTAGCTCTAGTGGCATACGAGTATCGTTAAGCCAGCTGACCACTTCCAATGCTAGTTTGCGACGCTCGCCTGTTTCCGAAGAATCAGCAGCCGCTAACTGAAGGTCTCCCCAAAAGCCCTGTTCAATACAGCGCTGTTTAAGTAGCGCAGCAGATACAGGCCGCCTAACTACAACAGTTTTAGCGTTAACCATATCTACACACTCAGCATCAGTTTTATCTTGATACTCAGGCTTTTTTAACTCTTCAATTAACGGCGTTAAGTCCATTTTTGCATCCTACAGCGCAAAGATTCCTGAAGCGTTCCAAGTGACAGTGATGTTACCGCCGTTTGGCGTAACAGGTAATCCGCTTGCCACAACATCAATATACGCAATTAACGGCGATGTAGCAGCGGAGCCTGTATCCTTGTAGATAATTAAAGCCTCTACACTGTTACCAGTAACAGAAGTGTAAGTTACATCAGCAGCATCAAACACGTTATCTGTTAGCGTTTTAGATGCGAGCGTTGCCGCAGTGCCCACTAATGCCGACGATGCAGATGACCAATACTCATGCGTCTGTGAAAACGTATAAGTGCCAGTATCAATCAATGCCACTTTGATTGTGTCATCGAGCATATCGATACTATCGCCCTGGGAGCTTCCTAGAGTGCCAGGAGCCATCCACTTATATTTTGCTTTGTTATAAATTGCATTTGCCATTAGTCAATCTCCATTCCTACAAACTCACCTGACTCGTCAGTAATCAGTTTAGCCGTTTTACGTTCTGGTTCTTCACTGATTTCTAATGCTACTGGATTACCTTGCTCATCGGTAATAATTGTGCCTTTCTTTTTGCGCTTTGGTTTAGCTTGAGCCATTTGCGGGTCTGTAGTTTTAAGCGCTTGAGTTTGGATATTCTCCATACTCAATCTAATTCGTTCTAATTGTTGTTCACTAGCTAACCTGCGTTCTTCCATTAGTTTTTCTGATTCAGATAAGCGAATACGCATTTGTTCCAGCTCTAATTTTTGTATCTCAAGGATATGCTGCATCTGTGAGCTTTCTTGTTTGATCAAAGCCTTATCTGCTTCGGTCTGAGCACTTGCTTGAACTTTGAGCATATCTACTTGAACTGCTTGTTGCTTAACTTGAATTTCTTGTTGTGCAATAGCAAGTTCTTGTTGTTTGAAGTACTCATCTGTTTGCTGTTTTTGTACTGCTAGTTGAGCTTCTAACTGGTCGCGCTGCATCTTTAATTGCTGCTCTTGTGCTGCAAGTTGGTTTTTAACTGCCTTGTCTTGCATATCCATTTGAACCGCTTGCACTCGTGCTTGCGATTCAATTTGAGCTATTTGCATCCTACCTTGTATTTCAAGAGTCTTAGGATCAGGTGGAGGCGGCTGTTTAGCTGCCTCTTCTTTTGCTTTAGAAATCTCACCAATTTGCTGTAAGGCTTTGGTAAATATGCCATCTAGCTCTTTGCCTCCCTTAAAGCGCTTAATCATATTTTGGAACAAGCTAATGCTAAACTCTACTAGCGGCGGGTATTGTTCTACCAAACCGCGCATTTGATCAAAAAACTGCCCTGCTGTTGAAATAAGCGCCTGTGCTTCTTGTTGCTGTTGCGCCTGGTCTATGGCAACCATCGAATCGGAAGCTATTTGTATGCGGTAGCTTCGCTTGGTTGGATCGCGCAAAATATCAATGATTTGCTGCTTCATTTGGTCAATTAGTTGCAGCGGGTCAGGTTGAGGCGGTGCCATTGGCGGCATTAACGCTCCCATACCTAACTCATCTGGTGACATACCCTCTTGCCCTTCTTGTGGCATTGGCGGCAGAGGTGGCTGGGGTATAAAAATAGTCGGCTCTATAAGAGCATCAGCATCGGCGGTTTCTAGGATGCGCTGCTCATCAAATTGCTCTGCAATAATTGTGCCAAGATTGCTAATAGCATCAGATACAAACTTGGTGAACATATTTTGACGCACTACCAAGCCAAGCGATGACCACTGCGATTCAAGCCTATTGGCCGTAGCTGACTTGTATTGCTCTGATGTTCCTCTAAGCAGGTCTGATACCTTTAGGGTTTCATAAAGCTGTTGTAGGGCTTGCTGGAGGCTTTGCTGAAGCACGTTGAGAGCATTTACAAACTGCTCTACTGGCAAAAACTCCATGCCACCCTGCAAACCACCTCTGCCTTTGTTAGTTGGCCAATTAGGAATACCAATTCCCTTTAGGTCATCTTGAAACAACTGTTCAATTAGGTCGCCCATAGCTGAGTCATAAGCAAAGTTAGCTCTGACAGCTTGGGTTAGCCCGTGAATACGGGTATGAAGGCGCTCTACCTGTAGGATCTGATCTTTTGCATGGGTAAAGTCTGATACTGGAATAATTGAGTCTGGGTCTTGTGATTGGCGTATAACAACGCAAGGGTAGAATTTTTCAAACTTTATAGATGGTTCAGCTTCATCAATAATTCTGCCACTAGAGCCAGTTTGTAGCCAATAAATGCGATTAGTAGCTTCGCACCAGATTTCCCATACCTCGGCTTTACCTTCTAGCTGATGGTCCTCTCGTGCACGTTCTTTTTTTTGAGTTTCTGGGAATGAATCGTAGTTAAGTTCCTCTGCCTTTTCTGAGCCAAATAACGCCTCTGCTTGTTCCCTATCCAAATAAGCGCGCTTTGCTTGCCACTCGATTTCTTGTTCGTTTCTTGCATCAGAGCAGAGGTAATCGTTGTAGTGAACCACCTCAAGAATAGCCTTTTCGCTAACTTTCTGTTCAACCTCAACGGAAGAGACAAATATCCCACCACCTTGTTCAGTAAATCCTGAAGTGTCCCCGTCATAAGGCTTACCATCTCCTGTTAGAAAGTTACCTTCTGGATCACGAATTACTGCGATTTCTTGATAAACAGTTTCAAACTTTGGAACGTATCTGGCCCATAAAACTGCTTGGCCGGTAAGTAAAAATTGCAATGCTGCGTTATAGCCGACTTTGTCAAAGTCAAAATGGCAGTCCATGGCATACTGGGTATTGCGCTCCATGACTACGCTACCTAGCTCATAAGGGAGCCCCCCGGCTCGCTTTCGCAAGTCTACTTCAGCTTTGGGAGTGGAACTGTAGTAAGCGGGGAGCAAAGTGTTTGTGCAATACCACCACGCATTAAGACGCCTAGAAGCATCTTTCATGCTTTCGATGGCTTTTACGCCATTATATACTTTAATGGATTCTTCGGCTGCTTTGACAAACTTTTCAAACCGTTTTTCAGCGTAATCAATTTGGGCTTTCCACCATTGGGCTGAATACTTTTTGACTAACGACCTAGCTTTAATTTTCATATTGTCGGTCTTTTGTTTCTAGCCCTTACTCGCGCTATATAACTTTGCAATTTAACAATACCCTTACCTACCACGTCTGGAGTTTGCTCCCATTTAGCGTCAATTAAACGAGCTTTACACAAGTAGCGTAAGGCGTCGCAATTATGCGAGATTACGCCATTCCCCAGTACAAAGGTACTTGTTTCTGGTACATTTAGGCAATAGACATCTTGATTTGGCTCGTGCCACGAGATATCGATAACCTTTTTCGTCGTGCTGACATCTTGCAGTTCTGATGGCAGTATTGAGATTTCCAACTCATATTTTTTTTCGTCTGGTAATCCTTTCCGCAGAACGAACACACTTTTCTTACGAGTGGCATTGAGGCTGAAATTGCCTTGGCATGAATTGAGTGCCATTGCCTCCCCGCCTGTGATTTGTGCCACAACCTTGCTGCTGGAACTGCCGACTGAACAATGTTGATTGCTGCCTGTTGTCGTCGTTCCGGCGTCATGTGTCCGGCAAGATGCTGTGCAGGATTGAGCAGTGCTAAATTCTCTATCTGATTGTTTGCCTTGTTTTGATCGATATGATGAATGTGCATACCTTTGGGAATTGAGCCATTGAAGTACTCCCAAACCCTTCTGTGTAATCGGCTGGAGCCTCGGATATTTTTCTTTTGCAGCGAGTAGTAACTGCCACAAAGGTAGTATCTTTGACCGTTGAACTCCTGACACGTTGGACTGATTACTATCACCTTCATATATACCGCACTGTATCAGATCCTTCGGCGTTAGCAAGCTGGCCATTTTGAAAGTTCCGTCATGCAGCATAAAGCGATGATCCGGCGTGCAAACTACCTGACTGTTATCGTCAAAAGTTAGCTTTATAACGGTGGCATTTTTTCTAGTTTTGCGGCCCCAGGCTTTATAAAAGTGGCCATCATGAGACTTTACCCAAACAGGAAAGTTACCCCCTAAATTGAGGGAGTCTCCGCACAATTCTCTAATAGGTTTAATGCCGATGTCGCTTTGAACTAGCGTATCACCGGCTAAACAGGCGTGGTCGTTACCGCTGCTATCCAAATCTTCTGGATTACGTTTGTCTATTGACATCGATGGTAAGGTTTCTAGCAAATACGGGCAAGTAGCAAAGATATACAATAAAGGCGGGTTAGCTACTAGCCTTTGTCTAATTTGAGACCACCCGCTGATGCGGTCGTTATCTGCTGGCCTAAAGGTAGGATGCTTATATTTAGCAAAAATAGAATTAAATTGGTCGTTAATGCTTGGGCCCCCTTCATGGCTAAAGATACTAGGGTCAGCTACGCTTATTGGATTTTCTCCCATGGATACTGAAGCGATTCGGTTAGCTTGCTCGACGTTATCGACTCCCTTTGCAGACATTTCTCGGTATATGATAATTGCTCCTTTAGGATACGGAACTTCATCACCTCTATCATTACGTCCAGAGCTAACTGCACCCCAGACAGCAGCAAAAGGAGAGCGATAACCCCAGTCAAACCCCAAATAGCGGGGCCAATGCTTTGGTACATTGAAAGGAGTAACAATGTGTTTAGAGCTAAACTCAGGAAAGTAACTGCCTTCATGGATCTCAAAATCTCCTTCTAGCCATGCTCGCACTAGCTCAGGGCTACCTACCATGTGCAAGCGGTTAATATATTCAGGGTCTCTAGCTAACAAAATTTGGTTATCTGTAACCCTGCTTGGTATGTAAATGTAATCAAAACTACCGCCGTTAGGTAGCACTTTAGTAAGTACCTTCATCCCTTTTGGCGCTGGTTTAATAAACAACTCTTTAAGCCAATGATGCCCAATACCGCCAGGGTTAAAAGTAAGGATGATTTGACCGCCTCCCTTGCCTCGTAGTGCTCCGAATAGCTTCCAGATAGGGGAAGGGTCAGCATAGTTACCAGCTTCCTCTATAGCGCAATCTGAGAGGTTTTGGCCCTGGTATTTCTCAGCATCAGCGTCATTGCCTAAAGGTCTAAAACGTAGGCGACCACCCGATAAGAAGGTAAACTGCTTTTTCTGGTCCTGCCAATGCGCTTTAAGAGGTAGGTATATCTGTTTGGCACGTTCAATAAGGTCATCAGCTTGAGGAAGTTCTTTACGAAAAAAGATAGCATTGAAGTCAGCACCCATCTGCTCTTGCTTAATAGCAAACTTACCCAGTACGCCATCAGTTTTACCACCACCTCGTGCACCACCATAACCAATTAGCGTAATAGGACAGTTAACCAGAGCCTCCTGTGGACCTTTTTGCGGGCACCAAACTACATGCTCATCAGCCCTAAATTCAGAAAAGCTATTTTCCACTCACCATCACACAATTATCGGCGTAAATACGCTCTACGTTACAGTTAGGATTCTGGCAAACAAAGTACATCCCAAAATCACCGGCAAACATACTTGTATAGGGTGTATCCTCACCAACCTTTACCGTACTAACGTGGTTGCAACACGGACATCGCCTAGTTTCATCTAATTCTTCTTTAAAGCTATGTTCTACCCCCATACCCTCTTGTATTCCCTTTTCGTTACCCTAACAGCACTACGCCGTAAGTTCTTGTTACACCTATACCCACCACACAAAAACCACTTATTGTCCGTTACTACCATCCCAACATGACAACAATAGTTACATCGGTAATAAGTAATCTCATTCATTTGTTAGATACTTAGCAACAAACTCCTCTTTTGACATCGGCTTATTGCTAACTACAGACCTAACCTCACCAGATATTTCAATCTGATGCTGCTCACTCCAACCTAGTTTAGTCTTTAAAAGGTGAAGTAATACAGGAGTGTTTCCGTTCATAGCCTCTGTTACAGCTACAGAAGCTAAACCTTTTTGCATACTACCCTGCCCATCCAAATACTCATCCAGGTAATACTTATCCAGCAGGTGAGTAGATATCCTAGCCGCTAACGCAGTCTGAGACTTACTAAGCCCCATCCTAGCCATATCCCGTATCTGCAACCCTAACTGCTCATCCTTAACATGATGCCTAGTATGCGGAATCTCCCTAAGCACAGGAGGCAAAATTTCGGGCTCGGATATTTTTGGGGAATCCTGGATAACTTCAAGCTGTTTTAAATCGGTTTCATTTGCCATTTTTTAGCCTATTATTTACAAAACATTGGTTGAGAATAGATTTAGAAAAACACGCCGATGATGAGATATATAGGTACCGGTACCCTCGGTGATTTTCAAATTTGTTTTGGATTTAGGATTTATACCTATACCATCCAGCTCTAAACCCTTGATTTCATTTAGGAAAGTCATATAGGTAACTAGTTTTCTATTTCTCGTTAGCTAACCAAGGCAGGGTAACTACGCAATATCATTGAGTAATTCCGTAAACTGTTCAGGCGTCATACCACTAACACGATAGAGCTCGCCTACTTCGGCTGGATGATAGAGCACCTTAGCCCGCTCTCTGTACCTTAATGAGTGAGTAGACACCCCAATAGCATGAGCGAACTTGTCTCTACTGAGCCCAAGATATCTTCTCACTGCTAAATAGAGATTACCCCTGGCATTGCGTAGTGTATGCCGGTAACCCTCTTGCACCTTCCCCACCATCTGCAAATCGTCACGCTTGACTTGGCGTACTGTAGACCACATATCTTTACGCTAGCAGAAATAATTTAATCCTGCACAAAAATATTTCTGAATATCTGTTGTATCACCATGCATCCTACTCTATACTGTATTCAGTAGCATGATGCTACAAACAACTAG